GAACGGAGTAGGCACCGACTACGAGTACACCCGCAACGTAAACAGCACCGATCACGCCCAGGTAGACGCGCTGGGCAGCCAGATTCTCGACTGCGGCTGCAACTCCCAGAACCGTTACCCGACAGTTTCGGTTGACTTCGCCCGCGTAACAATGGCAGGCCTGTTCAGCGTTGCCCCGTCGATGCGCCAGGGGGATTATCTTCAGATAATCAACATGCCTAACTTCATGGGCGGCGGTACCGAAAAGCAGCTCGTCTGGGGCTGGACCGAAACTCTCAGCAATTACACCTGGAAGATCGCCTACAACACCATTCCCGAACTCCCGTGGGAATCCAGTTTCGTTCCGGGTACGTCTGTCGCAGGCCAGGTGCCGGGATCTCCGGTCACTTCCGCGCAGGCGGGTTCGGTCAGCGGTGCGCAGATCGCGGTGAATGCCATTGACCTGGTTGCCCTCTCCCAGCAGGTGCTCACTTACCAGTTCGGCGGTATCACCAGCAATATCAACAGCGCCGCGCCGTCTAACCCCAAAAACGGCGACCTGTGGTTCGACAGCTCGAACGGTTTCCAGATCAAGCGCTGGGACCTGGCCACTACCCAGTGGGTTCCTGTCGTATTCGACGGCGACAATGTTATCGGCGCGGGCACGATCGTTGCCGGGCTGCTTGCCGCGAACGCGGTTGTCGCGGGGAACATCGCAGCGGGCCAGATCGACGTAACCAAGCTCGCCGCCGGAATCGTGTACGCCGGAATCGTAGACGCTACCACCATCATGGGTGCGCAGATCGTAGCGGACGGATCGAACGGCGAAATCCTTGTCTACGCGGGCTCCCCTGCGACAGGCAACCTGATCGGGTCGTGGTCGGCTAACAGCGGTACTGACGGTCACAGCAACTCCTACGAAGCCGGAATCTGGGCCTACGATAACGGCGGCAACTCCATGGGCCTGGTACCCGGAGGCGGCGGCGCGGCGAGCCAGCTAGCGCTCACCACAGGCTCCGCCACGCCGATACCGCCGTCTGGCTGTGCCGCTGTCTACGGCGCTGCTTCCGGTGCGGTGCAGGCAGTTGACGGCGTGGACGGCTCGACCTACAGCGTGTCCGCGCGGCGTTCTCTGGTGCTGCACGTAGACGCCACCGTTTCGTCAACCAGCTTCAATGACGTATTCTCTCCCCCGTCCCCCGTAGCCGCCGGAGGCGCAACCCGGTACTACCGGGTCAGCGGGCAGCTGATGATCTTGCCAAACAACAACACCGGCAAGATCGGTATCCAGTACGTAGTGCCGGCCGGAGGCAGCGGGAACATCGACTTCCAGTTCAGCGCCGGCGGCGGTACTTCCGGCCCGTTCTCGGCCACCCAGTTCTTCGATACGGGCGGCCTTAATACCGGCACATCGACCAGCGGCGCGATTACCATGGGCCTGACCGGAAGCGGCAGCGTGATGACATGCCGTTTCGAGGGCGGGTTCAGCCTCCCGTCCAGCACCAGCGGGACCTTCTCCATCCAGGCCGCCGTAACTGCCGGAGTCTCTGCTGTCATCCGCGCTTACAGCCACGTCGATATCATGCCGGTATAAGAAAGAGGCTAAAATGGCTAACAATTTCCCTGCCGTACCTGGCGGCTTCGCGCTGTCGCAGCTCAGCTACCAGGCAGTACTGCCTCACCCGGACGCGCAGCCCGGCGGGCCGATCGACTTCGGCGCTGGAGTTAACTCCTACCTGACCTACAGCGTTCCGGTGCTCGGCCTGGTGTTTACCTTTACCGAGCCGGGCAGTTTCGGCGCGTTCAACCAGGCTGCGGTAGAGGGCGGACTGGCAGCTGCGATAACGGGAGTATGCGAAGTGCTCACGAGCATGTCAGGCGTAGCGCTGGCAACTCTTCAGGCGCAGGTAACGGTCACCCGTTCGTGGGAATGGCAGAACGGAACTTCTTCGTTCTCAACGCAGGACACTATGGCCTACCCGGTTGCCTAGTCGCGCTGCTTAGAACAGTAGACGACTAGCCGGGCTGTATCCGTGTCGGCGCAGTCTTCTACGTCTACCTGGAATACCTGGATCTCGTCGCCGTCTTCGTTGTACACCTTTACCTGGTACATGTTAACCCCGCAGGTTAAGAGTAGTTCTTGTCGGGCGGAAAGTACTGCGTCAGCAGAGACTGGGCGGTGAACAGCCTGGCGCTGGGATAGGTATCAGCTAGCAGGGCTTCCATCTCCGCGATGCGGATTACCTGCTGTGCCTCCGAGCACTTCTCCTTGTCCGGAGCAGCAACTGAAGTCCAGCCGGGGTCTACCGCATAGTCAGGCCTGCCCCCGTAACTTAGCCACCAGCCGAGCTGCGTGACAGCGCCTGGGGGTATGCACAGGCCAACGATCTCCGCGTACTGGGACCTGAATCCCCTCTCCCCGATGATCACCCGGCCGGTGCCCTTGACTACGCCGAATACAGGAATAGCCGCTCCGTAAGAGAACAGCTGCGGAACGTCCTTGGCGAATGAAGTAGCCAGTACATCCTGTACCCTGAGTCCCTGGTTGAAGTACGCCCAGAAACCGCAGCCGCACGCTTCCCTGGTCTCCGGCGGATAATGCTGCGCGTACGATTTACTACTGTTCCTAAACATAATGCCTGTAGACGCGGTACAGCGGGCTTCCATGCGCCCGTCTTTCCAGAGCTGGTTATTGGCTCCGTACAGCGTGCCAACGTGCTTGCCAGCGACACCCCTTGGAGCGACACCGATGAACCCGACCATCTCCGGAGTGACAACCAGGTACCACCAGCGGTAGCCGTAGACCTCGCCCATGGCCATGTCCCAGTCGTCCGGCTCACCGCGCTCAGAGTAGCCGGCCATCCCCGAGAAAGGCACCGGCTTGGGCTTGTCGTCCATGATCGCTTTCGCTTTGTCTAGGTGGACCGGACTGGCTATCGGGAAAGAAGGGGATGTGTGCGGCTGGGTATTAAGGGTGACAGGAGAGACAGGAGGCAGCGAGTAAATAGGAGGGCTGTACAGGCCTGCGGCCTTCAGGATGATTTCAAGTAGCTTCTGAGGGTCTATGCTCCTGCTCATCTCAGACTCCGTAGTTAGGGTCCGGAAGACATACAGCAGCTAGAGCCTCGGGCGTGGTATGCATTTTTACCTGCCCCAGGCAGAGAGTCACCGCCGTAAGGATAGTCTCCAGCACCAGCTTCTCCGGCACTTCGATCTCCCTGGCCAGGAACTTGACTACCGGCTCTACCTGCCTGCTAGGCCCCAGTCCGCCGTAGGTGTACATAGGAATAGACGGAGTACCCGGCGGTCCCCATTTAAAGTCGTCAGCCGTGTATCCTACGCTGGATTCCTCGTACACGCAGCTGTCGAATATAGGCATAGACAGGTCGGTAATGCGTGCCCGCTCGGACCTGAATCCCTTTTCCCCGATGATCGTAGCGCCGGACCCCTCGATTACCCCGGACAGCGGGATGATAACTTCGTAGCCTTTGTAGGCGGTGTACTTGACCCACGGCCTCTGATGCCTGAACTCAGTGCTGTCCCAGGTATTCCAGTATGCCCAGTAGCCGCAGCCGCAGTCGGGGTCAGGAGGCCGGTGAGCCGCTACAGAACGGTCAGGAACAAGGTGGCTGTACGATCCGGCGTACCCTGAGCAGCGAGCCGTGTACCAGCCCTGGAGCTTATGCTTGTGAGACCACCTGCCGCCGTACATTCCCTCTACGTACGCCTTGTCCAGCTGAGGCAGGTGCGAGGCAATGAATGTGCCGTTATTTCCCCAGCCAGGCGGATACTGGTAGTAACGGTTGAACAGGCCGCTCTGCGGAGTAACCAGCGGCAGGCTCATCGTCCAGCATCGGTACCCCCGCACCGTTCCCAGAGCCATGTCCCAGTCGGCGGGGGTGCCCTTCTCCGCGAATCCCTCCACTGACTACGCCGGAACAGGCTCGGCTGCGGGTGCTACGGCAGGCTCAGTCACAGGCGCGGTCACAGGCGACGGCTCCTTGACAGGTGCCTCCGCAGGAACGGGTGCCGGGATGAGGATCTTCCTCTCCTTCTCCTTGCCGATGTCTCCCACTAGTCCTCCTTAGTTGGTTTTCGTACCTTGTTGTCCGGTTCCAACGCCAGGTCTTCGGGTCCTATTCCCAGCGCCGTGAACAGCCTCCTGAACGACGACTGACTGGGGGACACGCGCCCCTGCTCGTAGGAACAGATCGAATCATAGGACAGCCGTGCGGCCTCGGCCAGCTGGACACGGCTCATCCCCCGCAGGTTCCGCCAGTACTTCAGCCAGGCCGGGTGGATGCGAACGCTCATGCTGTACTGTACCCCGTATGACCCGGAAGAAGCTGTTCTCCGTGACCCTTGACGACTGCGAGATCCAGACGTTCACCGCCGGCGGGCCTGGGGGCCAGCACCAGAACACCAGCAACACCGCCGTGCGCATCGTCCACAAGGCCAGCGGCGCGGTCGGCGCGTCCCGCGCGCACCGCTCGCAGCTACAGAACAAGAAAGCCGCGTTCCGCCGCATGACGGAGCATCCCAAGTTCATGGTGTGGCTGAACAGGGAGATCTTCCGGCTGGACGGTAAGCCTACTGCGGAGGAAAAGGTCGAAAAGGACATGGTTCCGGACAACCTGCGCGTAGAAGTAAAGTACGACAAGAGGTGGAAAGTAGTGGAATAGAGGTAGACTGTCGCTTATGGCCGTTTACTTCAGGGTGCACCCCGACAAGAACAACCGCGACGTGTTCGACCCGCTCAGCGAGCTTTACGACGCTGACTTCAACGACGCAGAACCGGAAGATCTGCACTCCAACGACGTGCTGGTGACGGCTACGCCCGACGAGTTCGCGCAGATCATGAACAGCAGGCGCTAAGCCTTGGAATAACCTGGTCAGGGCAGGGGTTAAAGGTCTCATGACGAAAGCAGACAAGCGAGCACGCAAGAAGGCCAACAAGCTCAAGGGCTGGCCGGAGGTCCCCGGGGACTTCGTAGAGGTAGGGCCGCCTGAGGCTAACGAAGAGCAGGAGATGAAGCTGACGCCCCGTGAGGCAGTGCAGCTCGAAGAAGCCCTGGAAGAGCCTGTGACTACGGAATCCGAGCACGCGGCGGCGATGACTGCCCTGGCTGCTGCCAAGAGGATGAGGAACAGGAAGGTAAGCGAGTGATGACAACCTTCCAGGCTTCGCATCCGGTTCTGTGGACTGTGATAGGCCCCGGCGACAAGCTCCCCTCCGTCCTCAAGTGGACTTCGACCGACCCGCTGGCAGTCACTATCGTCTTCGGAGACGGCACCGGGGAAATAAGCTGGATCTTCGCCCGTGACCTGTTCGCAGACGTG